AAGAAAGCTGTAAAAGACGATCTTGCAAAACTAATGAGTAAATTAGGTTTAAAAGAAGACGAACTAGCAGAAGCTTACACTACAATCGAATCTTTAAAATCTGATTTAAACGAAGTTAATTTACTTAATGCTAAATTACTCTACACAAACAAGATTTTCAAAGCTAAAAACTTAACTGAAAGTCAAAAAGTTAAAGTATTAGGTGCTTTTGATAAAGCTGGTACTGTTAAAGAATCTAAATTGGTATTTGAAACTTTAAACGAAGGTTTAAAGACTAAAAAAGCTCCAATTAAAGAATCTTTAGGTGCTGCTTCAAGAGTATCTGGAAATGTTAACAATAAAAAACCAATTATAAAAACCGATCCAATGGTGGCAAGGTTCCAAAAATTGGCAGGTTTAAAATAAATTAATAATAAATAAACAAACAATAAAATGAGTCAATTAAATTCACTTTTAGAAAGCTCTGCGAACAACTGGAAGAGTGTTCAGAGCGATGCTGCTAGATTAGCAGACAAGTGGGAAAAAACAGGACTATTAGAAGGTTTAGGTGAAGTTAACAAGAACAACATGAGTATGATTCTTGAGAACCAAGCTAAGCAGTTAGTTGTTGAGCAATCTCAAAACACTACAGGAACAGGGGGAAGTTTTTCTCCAGGTGCCGGTGCTCAGTGGGCAGGTGTTGCTTTACCATTGGTAAGAAAAGTATTCGGGCAAATTGCTGCTAAAGAATTCGTTTCTGTTCAACCAATGAACCTACCTTCAGGTCTAGTATTTTTCCTAGATTTCCAATATGGACAAGCAAAATCCAACAATTTCGGTGGACCAGGCAACGCATACACAAGCCCAGCTTCTATGTATGGTAACACTAACCCAGCAAATGGAGCAGATCCATCTGATGGTTTATATGGTGCTGGAAGATTTGGATATTCAATTAACCAATTCTCAGCTTCCTTAACTGGTGCTGAAGTAGTACATTCTGAGGCTTCATGGGAACAATTACATTATTCTTCAGAATTATCTGCTTCAGTTGCAGCTGGTAATTACCAGTCAATTTCTGTTGATGTATCTGGTCTTGAGATAGATAAAAAAGGTGTTAGAGCTTTTGCTTTAGCTTCAGCTTCTGCTGATGGTACTTTTAACGATGCTTCTGCTGCTTTAGTTTTACCTCAATATACTGAGTATGATGCTGGACAAGATAGAGTATATTTTATCCAATCAGGTGCTGTAGGTGTCGCAGGTATTATTGCTGATAATGATACAGTAGTATTAAAATACAACGTACAACCAACTGACAACAACAGAGGTGATTTCGAAGATGCTGCAGGTGCAGGTAGACCAAATGCTGAATCTACTGCTGCTGACGCATTAGCGATCCCATCTATTGATGTTAAAATGAAATCTGAAGCAATTGTTGCTAAAACTAGAAAGTTAAAAGCACAATGGACACCAGAATTCGCACAAGATTTGAATGCTTACCAAGCACTAGATGCTGAAGCTGAGCTTACTTCAATCATGAGTGAATATATTTCATTAGAAATCGATTTAGAGATTTTAGATATGTTAATCCAAGATGCATCAGCTGCTGATGAATACTGGACAGCTAAAAATAACGATAGTTTAAATGCTGCTGGTACAGGATATGATAACTTAAATTTCTTCAATACTCAAGGACAATGGTTCCAAACATTAGGAACTAAAATGCAAAAAGTATCAAACAAAATTCACCAGAAAACTCTTAGAGGTGGTGCTAATTTCTGTGTGATATCTCCTTCAGTAGCTACTATCATTGAATCAATCCCAGGATTTGCTTCAAACGCTGATGGTGATGCTTCAAAAGGTAAATTTGCATTCGGTATCCAGAAAATGGGACAAATGAACAGCAGATATGATGTTTATAAAAACCCATACATGACCGAAGGTACAATCCTTATGGGATATAGAGGTAACCAGTTCCTAGAAACAGGTGCTGTATTTGCTCCTTACATTCCATTGATTATGACTCCATTAGTATACGATCCAGACACTTTCACACCAAGAAAAGGTCTATTAACGAGATATGCTAAGAAGATGATCAGACCAGAATTTTACGGAAGAGTATTTGTTAGCGGGTTAAATCACGTATAATAAAAACTTAACATAAGTTCAAAATTAGACCTGGCTTTTTAGTCAGGTCTTTTTTTGTCTTAACTTATTTTTTCAATATTTATAATAAAAACATGGCAGCTGGAAAATATAATTTTACAATAGAACAAGGAGCTACTGTTGATTTTGCAGTTCAATACAAAGATTCAAATTCAACCCCTATAGATTTATCAGGATACCAGGCAAGAATGCAATTTAGACCCACATTTGGTTCTACTACAACATTTTTAACTTTATCTTCAAGTTTAGGTCCTTGTGGTACTGGATTAAATTTAAGTGGTTCTGGTGGAATAGATGCTTCTACACCTATTGCTTCTGGGTCTATTGGTGTTTTTATTTCTGCCGTATCTTCTTCTCAATTAACTTTTGATGGGGCCCTATATGATTTAGAAATAGCCTCGGGCAGTGGAAATTGTACCGTTGTAACAAGGCTTTTAGAAGGAGTAGTTACTTTATCTAAAAATATAACTTTAGGAAGTTTTTAATAAATATTTCTAATGAGTGATGTAAACATAAACCCTAACAGCGCTAATGCTGTAACTATCCAGAATATAGATAATAATATTACTATTACTGATAGCTCTAAATCTACTAAGGTAAATGTAACCCAAGAAACAACAAAAGTAGTAAATGTTGCCTCACAAGGCCCACAAGGCCCTATTGGTCCTCAAGGAATACCAGGAGCAGGATTTGATACACCTTTTACAGGATCAGTTTTAGTTTCAGGTTCAATTAAACTTAATGGTAACCTAACAGCTTCAAATATAACATCAACATCAGGTTCATTTAGTTATTTAGAAGGTAATAGTCCTTTAACAATAGATACAAATAATGACGCTTTAACAATAATTGCTTCTAATTTTAAATTATCCCCAACAGGAGAAATATCATCGGGTATAGGAAGATCAGATGGGGTGCTAACAACATCAATAACAGCGTCTAATATAAGTTCAAGTGCTAAAATAATAGCACAATCAATTACAGGCTCACTATCAGGATCAGCTTTAGAATCAATTTCAAGCTCATTTGCTCTTACAGCTTCATATATAAACTCATTACATCAAGATGTTATAATAACTGGATCATTAACTGGAAATTCAAGTTCAACTTCATCATTTGGGCATTATATAGGTGATGGCTCTGGCTTAACTAACGTATTTGAAGGTACTTTTGCATCCCAAAGTATAAGTACTAGAATTACTACTAATGAATCAGCGATATCAACATTAAATTCCTCAGGATTACTTTCTAGCTCAGCTCAAATTGCATCAGATATTTCAGGAGCATTTAATGCACCTAGCTCATCATTTAGTACAAGAGTTTCTACAAATGAATCTAATATAACAGCAATTACATCATCTTTAACTGCTAATCGAGTAGTATTTACTACAACAGGAGGACAATTATCTACAGATGCAGGAATGACATATGATTCTACTAATGATAAATTAACTGTACAATCTTTAAATGTAGTACATTTAACATCATCTTTTATAACAGCATCTACAATACAAACTTCGGGTTCAAATATATTTGGGGATGACACAACAGATACTCAAACATTAATAGGTACTACTATATTAACAGGTAGTGCTAAAATTACAGGATCATTAAATGTATCTAACACTATATCAGGATCTAATCTGAGTGGTACTAATACTGGAGACCAAGACTTATCTCCATACGCATTAAAAACATCTATTACAGGAGCTTTCTCAGAATCAAGTGCATCTTTTAGTACAAGGATTACTACAAACAAAACAGATATTTCTAATTTAACCTCTAAAACAGGAAGTTATGCTACTACGGGATCAAATAGTTTTAATGGTAACCAACAAATAACAGGATCATTAAATATTTCTGGATCACTAAACGTTAACGGTTCATCAAGAACTCTATTTACAACATCCAGTTTAGTATATAGTGGTAGTAATGTTACTCAAGTAACCCAATCATATGAAGCGGGAACCCAACAAATAACTAACATACTCTATTCAGGTTCATTCGCAGATGGAAATCCCCTTTCAATTAGTGTGACTGGGTCAGATGGAGTTAGTAAATTATATACTATGGAATACAGTGCTAGTTTAATAACACAAATACTAGTTTCATAATATTTATAGTAAACACGATATAAAATGGCAATAATTACACTACCAAATGGGTCAAAGATGGATACATCATTAGATATATACAATCAACCCCATACAAATGAATATTCAGGTTCATTAGATTTTTGTGAAGAAGTTATGCAAAATAATGATATTTCATCATCATTTACACCAGGTCCTAATTCAAATATCCCAAAAAGAAATACTCAAACTTTTATAGATACATCTTATGACACATATAATTATAAAATTATAACTTCATTTATCTACAAACAACCAAGTGAATATGCAATACATGCTACAGAAACTAAACTAATAAGAGAAAATAAATAATATGGCAAATCATTTTAATTATCCAGGAGATTATTTTGTATCTGCATTAGGGGGAAATGATTCAAATGCTGGTACTAGTCCCGATACCCCCTTCAAAACTATCGGTGCTGCGATTACAGCAGCCCAAGCAGCAGGAGATTATAAAACTATAGTAATAGGTACTGGGGTTTATCAGGAAACTTTAGCAATGGGGAGTGCATATGGATATCACACCTTTCAAGGAGATGGTGAAGTATATTTAGAAGGAACGGGAAATACTTATGCTTTAACTGGTTATTGGCAAAAATGTTATCTAAAAAATATGAACATCGTAAATTGGGGATTGATAATGCCATCCAATGAGCAGATGGAACCTACATATATAGATTGTAATTTTAAAAACATAGTAAATTTTAATTCTTACAGACAAAGGTATTTTCAACCTTATTATCAAAATTTAGTTAGATGTACTCTTGACAATACTTCCAATTGGCCAAGTGAACTAAGAACTGGGAATTACCAGAATTGTATAATTAAAAATTCTAATACAACCGGCTATAATACGTGGGCTCAATATGCAAATACAAACGCTTATAGTCAACGCTTTCAGGGATGTATTATAGATAATCCTGGAGCTATAGCATGGAGTGGTAATAATTTATATGGAACTCAATTTGATGGGTGTGTTTTTTCAGCAGATACTCAATTTGCAGTTTACAACGGTAGTTTAGATCTATATACTTCTAATGGTAGTGACTATATGGGAGGAGGTCCTAGCTATGGAGGTTTTTTAACATATGGGCCATCTGATCAAGACCCTATAGGTATAATTGATAATGAAACTGGTACATTTAATACTGCACACCCAAGCCATAGTGCAGCATATGCAATAGGCGCTGCACAAATGTTTAAAAATTGCTTTTATGTAAATGAAATAGATTATAACACACAGTTATCTGGATCAGGAATGTTTAATAATATAATGAACACTATCAAATTTGGAGTAAGTTCATCTAAAGCATATCAATCTAGAAATAATACAGCTATTAATACTATAGGAGGTACTAACCCATCAGTAGGATATGGTTATGAATCTAGCTCAGCTAACCCTTTACACCCTATGGGGGGAGCAACTTGGGAAGGTATAACAACATCTTCATTAGGAGGATTTCAAATTGATGGAAGTGAACATTCAGGATCAATAATATCTGCAGTCATAGATCAAGGTGCACCTAAAGTTATTAACGATATAGGCATAGGATTTACTACTTTAGCCCCTAATGCTGCAGCCCCATCTACACATCCCTCCGGTGCGTTAAATTATAACCCAACAAGATATCAATATGAAATGAGATATAGTAATGCTTCTGATTTATCATCTGAATCTTATAAAATATTCGAATGGGGGCAAACCCCTAAAGTTAATGTTAATGGAGTTCAAATTACTGGGTCTGGAGATCAAAACTTTAATAGTGGAAGTTTTTCTAATGTATCTGCAAGATATTTACAACTTAAAATAACATTAAGAACTGATATGTCAGGGTCATTATAATGAGTTACGATAGTTTACAAATATATGGAATTGCTATTACTGCAAATGAATCTAGGATATATGGTATTAATCTAACTACTGCAGAAACTCGTATGCAAAGTATAATTTTGAATGCTGATAATTATTATCAAGGTGATATTATGATTATAGATCAAGAAAATAATGCTATTTCTGGAGCAACCATATCAATATCATCTTCTTTTACTCCTATCACTAATACTTCTGGATTAACAAATTCTAATGGAATTTTTACTATCCAACCTACTTCAATTTTAAATACTACTTTAACAGTTGAAGCTGAGGGGTTTAGTTCGTATGTAGGGCCTTTACAAAGTAGAACTAGAGGAGAAAATTCATTCACTTTAACACTTTCCCCACCCTCAGGGGGATCATCTAAAAAAATATACACAACTAATAAAGGTAATGTATTAATTAACCCAAATGATACAATATTAATCGAATTAGATTAATTTTTATGATATTTATAACAAAATACTATGAATATTCCAATTTGGACAGGCGTATCAACATTTGCAGCAGGCCAAACACCCTTTGGTTTTTATGATTCACAAACAGATTTTTCAACAGATGCTAATAAAGTAGCTGATTTTTGTGCTAGAAGATTAGGTTATCCTTTAGCAGATGTAGAACTACAATCAGGTTCTTTTTTCACAGCATTTGAAGAAGCAGTTACTACATATGGAAATGAATTATATGCTTACAAGGTAAGAGAAAATTATTTATCCTTAGAGGGATCTTCAACAATTCTTCCTTCAAATGAAAAAATAATAAAACCCAACATGGCAGGTATCGTAAGAATATCTGAACAATATGGTGAAGAAGCAGGTGTAGGAGGAAAAGTAACTTATTATAAAGGTTTACTTCCTTTAACAGCCGGCGTGCAAGACTATGATATGAATGCTTGGGCACAGGCTAGTGCTAGTATTTCATCTAATGACTCTATAGAACTTAAAAGGGTATTTTATGAAGCTCCACCTGCAATAACAAGATATTTTGACCCCTATGCAGGTACAGGTACAGGAATGATAGATTTAATGGATTCATTTGGTTGGGGTAGTTATTCTCCTGCTATTAATTTTTTAATGATGCCCTTAAATTATGATTTACAAGTAATTCAAGCTATAGAATTAAATGATCAAATAAGAAGATCAAATTATACATTTGAATTAGTAAATAATAGATTAAGAGTATTCCCCATACCATCAGATGGATCAGCCTATGGAAGCAAAACAACGGGAGGGCACTGTGGAAATTTAGTATTTGAATATATTAAAAACTCAGAAAGGCAAAATCCTTATATAGATGGGTTAAATAAAGTAACAAATGTAGCAGAAGTACCATTTGAAAATCCAAATTATGATAATATAAATTCAATAGGTAGACAGTGGATATTTGAATATACTTTAGCCTTATGTAAAGAAATATTAGGATATATTAGAGGAAAATACTCAACCATCCCAATCCCAGACGCTGAAGTAACACTAAACCAATCAGATTTACTAGCAGCAGGTACAGCTGAAAAAAATGCATTAATAGAAAGATTAAGGGCCTATTTTGATGATACATCCAGAGATAAATTATTAGAAAGAAGGGCAAATGAAAATGACTTTTTACAAAAGGAATTAAATAAAGTTCCTTACACAATTTTTATAGGATAATATGGCTTTATACGGAGCACAGAGAGACATAAGTTTATTTAGGCATGTAAATAGAGAATTAATAGGTAATGTTATTTCTCAAGAATGTGCTTACTACAAATATAAATTAGAAGAAACTAAAGTTAACTTATATGGTGAAGCTGCTGGGGCTAAATATTATTATGCCCCCGTATTATTATCATGTTTAATAGCTCATCAACCACAAGAATACCCTGATGATGAGCTTGGTGTTCGGTATTATAGGAATGTTGATTTCAAATTTTTACGCGATGATTTACTGCAAAGAAATTTAGATTTTAATAAAGATTATGATCAAGGAGATTATTTTGGAGCTGATTTAGTTCCTGAAGTAGGAGATATTATTTATTATTATGGTGGTTATTATGAAGTAGATGATGTTGTGGGTAACCAATATTTTATGGGTAAAGATCCTGATTATAATTATGATGTTAACCCAATAAACCCAAGATTAGAAGATTTTGGTAGGGATATGTCTATAATTTGCAAAACACATTATACACCTGTAGATAAAGTACAACTAGAAAAAGGGAGAATAAATGGCTAAGAATTATTATAGAAAACCTGTCCCAAAATCTCAACAAGAAATATCAAAGGATTTACAAACCCCTTTTGATTCTGTAATGGGTAACCCTAATGATGCTAATGAAAAAGGACAATTTAGTCCTAATAACCAAGCAGATTTACCATTTAATAGGTCCGAAAAAATGTCATTCAAAGATGACAACACTAAACCTTTCTCAGTTGGTATAAAAGATATTGATGAGTCCATAATGTACTATTTTAATAACGTTATTAGACCCTCTGTAATACAAAACAATGAAAGAATAGCAGTCCCTATTATATACGGCTCCCCTGAAAGATGGAAATCAATCCAAAAAGATGCATATTATAGGGATAAAAAAGGTGCCATAATGATGCCTATTTTAATGTTTAAAAGAGATTCTATTGAAAAAAATAGATCTTTAGGTAGAAAGTTAGATGCTAATAATCCCAACTTATACACTTCATGGCAAAAATCTTATAATGATAAAAATTTCTACAGTAATTTTGGTTTATTAAATAATAGAATCCCTACTAAACAATTTATAGCCAATGTAGTCCCAGATTATGTTACTTTAACTTATAATTGTATTATACAAACATATTATGTAGAACAGCTTAATAAAATAATAGAAGCTATAAACTATGCATCGGATTCATATTGGGGTGATCCTGAAAGGTTTAAATTTAGAGCTACAATAGATAGTTTTACCACAGTAACTGAATTACAACAAAGTCAAGAAAGATTAGTAAGGGGCACATTTAGCATAAAAATGTATGGATATATAGTACCTGATATAGTTCAAAAAGATTTAAAATCTGTTAAAAAATATAATGAAAAGTCAAAAATTATATTTTCAATGGAAACTGACTCTAGTATTAATAGATATGAAGCCGATCCAACAACAACAAATGATGGTAGAAGTAGGCAAACTCAAGGGGGCAAAGTAAGATCATTAGGATCAGCAACACAATTCCCAAATGAACCAGTACCACCTACAAACATTAGTTTAAATGATTTACCAACATCAGATCCAGGAATACAAGGAGTACTTTGGAATGACAGTGGTGTGCCAAAATATCTAATGGTTAATATTTATAATTATAAAAAAGGATTAAATGGCTAGTAATGTAAGATTTCTTGATAATGTTAAGGTAGGTGCTTATGGTAATTCCTCTGCTACCACTACAGACACAGGATCCTTTATGATAACAGGTTCTGTAGATGGTAATAATAAACTAACTTTTACAAAAGGTGATGGTAGTACCTTTGATATACAGGTAGAGGCAACATCTAGCTCAGCTGATTCTTTAGTAACAGCTTCAATTTCAGGACAAACTTTAACTTTTACTAAAGGAGATGATTCAACATTCCCAATTACTATTCCAACTAATAGTGTATCTACGGGTTCATTACTAACCACAGGTTCTGTTAATTTAAATACCTTAACTTTTACAAAAGGAGATGGTAGTACTTTTGGGTTAACAGTAGACACCGGCTCAGGTGGTTCAGCAACTTTATCTCAAGCACTTACAGCCAATTTAACTGTTGGTGGTGTAACCTCAGGGGAAACATTTACACAAGGATCTTCAATAGAAGCACTATTAAGAGATATGTTAATTACATATCAAGAACCTACTTTAAGTAGTTTAAGTGTTAAAAGTGGTGGATCAGCAATTTCAACCTCCACCAGAGATGTAGGGGAATCATTCTCTTGTGATAACGCTACATTTACAGCAGGAGTAGATTCACCTAATGGAGATTTTCCTCAATCAGCAAGTTTATCTTGTACAGGAGCTGATATTGGTTCATTTAGTGAAACAGGTCCAAATAATGTACAAGCGTCTAATACAATTACATTTAGTACTACTCGTACAATTTCAAAGGCAACTGCTGCAGGTTCAGTAACATTTACAGTATCAACAACTAGTAGAAACAGTGGAGATACTCAATCAACATCAAGAAGTTTTTCTTTTCAATTTAGGAATTATTTAGCAGCAAGTAGTACAATAATATCAGATGGAACTACTTTACAAAGTGTATTAGATAATGATGTAGTTCAATCCCCATTTGATACAAATAGAATATGGACAGCAACTTGTAATGCTTCTAACGATGTATCAGGGAATTTCACTTATATTATATATCCCGCTTCATATGGAAATTTAAGTGAAGTTATACAAAATAGTGCTACCCCAGTATTAGGAGCTTTTACTAAATTAGGAGACTTTACGGCAAATAATAACCAAGGATCATCTTTATCTTGGAGAGTTTATAAATCAAATGCAGATAAAGCATTTGCAAGTGGAGTAACATTAGCAATAACATAACATGGCATTAAAATATCCCGACATATTAGAACATAATAATCCTGAATTACCCTTAGTAGATATCACATCTCTAAAGGGAGTTGCTTACCCTATAGGATCTTTAATAGATACTGGAAGTATACCATCTGCTAAAAGAAACCCAGGAGCAATAGTATTTTTAACAGGCTCAGAAAAAGCTTTTTACGGGTTTAAAGGACAAACTTCAGGTTCATCTGATTGGGATAATCCTTTAAATTGGGAAATATTAGGAAGTGGAAGTAGTGGTGGTGGCGGTGGAGATACAAATATTATCTTTACTTATTATGTAAGTCCTAGTGGTAGTGATGCAACTGGAGAAGAAGGAAATTGGAGCAAACCATTCCAAACAATATCAGGATCAATCCAGCAAGCGGTTGCTGATGCAGCTACTGGAGGATACAATACTACTAGTAGTTTAATTAATGTTCAAGCGGGCCAATATCTTGAACAAGGATTAGGGTATAATGGGAATTTTTATTTCCAACCCGGAGCTATACTATCACCACCTATACAAGCAGAGGGTGAAGATGAACCTTTATTTAATGTAGGGGATAATGGAGTTGAAAAGGTTAATGTATTTGGATATGGTGATTTTGTAATACCAACAACAACAGATAGTGATCAAAATTCAGATGTAATAAGAGTTGCAGGAAGTGGTAGTGTATATTTTGAATGTAATAAAGTTGAACTGTATTATGCTTATGGTTTAAATGGCCAAGACTCAGGAAGTGCAATTATAAGAGGTAGGAAATGGATATCTAGAGGTAAAGGTGGAACATTAGCTATTATGAGGGGAAGTGCTGTAGCCAATATTACATTTGATGATATTGATTTTGAAGCTGAAAATGCTGCTGCTGCAGCTGTAACTATAAGAACACAAAGTGGACTTGCTGACACATCATATAAAGGAAGTACTACAGTAACAGCTAATAAAATGACTATTAAAGGTCAATATGGTTTTATAGCTCAAACTATGGGGGAAGGAAGTTCCCTTAAAATTAATGTTGATAATTTAATATTAGTTAATGGTACCCATCAAATAGAGGGGCAAACTGTAACAGGAGATTGTGACGCAGGTATA